GATCTGTTGTCAGAACTGTGTCGGGTTCACAGTTTTAATTTTTATTAATCAAAGCAAATGCGTTTTTAAGAGTTGTACTTTTCTGAAAACTCATCAATCCAGCCTTGTGCCTGCTCTAAATTACTTATATCTGCTAATTTTAGATTAGTACCATCAGCCTCATTAAAACCTTCGATTATTGCTTCAAAGATATTTGCTTCAGCAATGACTTCACGCGACATTTCCGCAGCGTCATAACTTTGCTTGGCTTTTTTAAGTGATGCTATTTGTTTATCAATACCATCACCGATTTTTGATAATGCAGCCTTAAATTCTTGTTTGTTAATAGATAAAGTGGTTTTAGATTTATTGAGTGTTCCGATCATTATTTTGCTCTTTTATGTATTAGTAGCTACCAGGGTGCTCAGGCTTATGCTGACTAGGTGGAACGATATCCGTGATAGCAGTGATACTCTCAACATCATCCATATCGAATGTAAGCCTCTCACCACCATTGACCGCTATAAGGCTCAACACATCATTATGAATACCGATAAACTCTTTAATTGTACAACGCCCATCCTTTAAGCAGACTTGCACAAACTCGGTGGGTACTAAGTCTGCATCCGGATCACAAACTACATACCAGCCATTTCTGATGGCAGGAAACATAGAGTCTCCAGTACCCTTGATGCCATAAGCTTTATCACCTGCTACATGAGTAGGTATATAGCCATCACCAGCATTACCGTCATAACCCATGTCGGTAAAATAACCATCCATACCCATCTTGCTATAAGCCTTTACAGGAACCCAGCGTTTTGAGAAAACGAATGGTTTTTCAATAATTTTAGAAAACAAAACAGCTTCGTCACCATCAAGGATATTGTGCTGTTTTTTAAAAGCCTCGATATCTAATTTATTAAATTGAATAGATCCAATTTCTTTCGGCTCACCATTGCCAGTTGCTAGCCACGTAGGATTAACATTTAAATATTTTGCGGCAAGTAATAAGTTTTCACCTTCCATAGTTTTAGACTTTCCCGAAAGCCAGTCACTTACAGATGGGGGTTTAACTCCCACAGCACGAGCAAGATCCACACCTTTGATTTTTTTGGGTGGTAATACTTCCATAGCATATCTTAGGCGATCAGCAAGAGTGTTCATAAAACTATCCTTACAAGGTTAGGAAATCCTAACATAAATTAAATTAGGCATGCCTATTGATTATTTATAAGGATTGCCTAATAATGTTGTTAAAAATAGGAGACCAATATGAATGACACCCAATTAATTCAAGCTTTAGGTGGATGTAATGCAGTAGCTCGGCTTCTAGGAATTAAGGGATCATCGGTTAGTGGGTGGAAAGACATTCCTACCGACAGAAAAATTCGCCTAGCAGTAATAGCTGAAGATAGAGGCATCAGCTCTCGCAAAGAGATATTCCCAAATAACTATCAGGACATCTGGATTGAATTACGCGACAACATGCAGGATCAGCCATGCAGAACATAAAACCAAAACTTCTAGAACCTTTGACGACTCGCGTACCTATTGAGGTAAGGCAGTTGGTTGATGATTTAGCTGAAGGAAATCGGGCGAAATGGATTAGAGAGGCCATTGAATTAAAGATCGAAGTTGATTTAGGCCAATCATCTATTGAAGAGCTAAAGAAATCAAAGAATACAACGTATTCAAGTGAATACAGAAATGTATTCAAAAACCTATTTTCCGTATTCCAGATAAGCAAAAAGCCCGAAGTTGCAATTCGAGCTTTTGGCAATGTTCATTAATTTTTGGAACCAAAGAACATGACAAATATATCAAAACCAAACGAAGCAAACAACAGTGATTATGTAGTTGGTGACACGGTTGTTTTTATTGACAGTGACATGCATGACTCTTTGATGACTGTGTCTCAAGTTGATGAGGATAGTGTACTTCTGGATGATGGGGCAAAGTTTGCTCTTAAACATTTACTGAGACACGCATCAATTACCGAAATTAAAGCCAAGCGCAGGTTATCAAGAGAAAATCGAACCTCATTCATGGGTGATGACGCTTATCTAGAAAACAACATTTCTCCAAAATGCGTATTTATAACAAGTGATGTACAGATCCATTTGAGTAAAGCATTAGCGGCTCAGAAGGAGGTTTCATGAATACCTCAGCAAAGTTACCAGATTATAAACAAGCTCAAATTATTCAGTCCTGGCATGAGCCAGCATTGAGAACTTTAAACAGTTATTTGGATGTTCGGAAAGCTAATTTACGCAAAATCAATCGTGATGAGGCGAATGCTGCAGTAACACGTGATGAGTTAATTGAAGCATTGAGCAAAGATCATCGAATTTCATATCAAGATGCTGGAATGATCATTTCTAGTTTACATCGATGCAAAGAAATCATCATGTTTGGTCGGTTCATTCAAGTTAATGAAAAGGATGGTGAAGCATGAGATATGCAGTAAAAAGAAAGCAAGACATATCTGTTTCAAAAACACCAATCGAAACAGTGATACCGCTTGAACAGCCTGTAAAGATTTACACGGCGAAAGAGCTTGCTGCAATGCCGTTATCTGTAATGAATGCCGCTATAGCAGCTCAAGAGAAATTTTATATGCTCGAGGAAACAACGCACATGGGGGGGGCGGCAAAGTTAGTTCGTCAACGCATGGAAGATGGGCATTTATTAATTCAAGTTCAAGAAAAATCCCGCACCCGATACAAGATCAACAACGAATTTATTCCACCACGGATTATTCGTCAGCTTGCTTATCGCGGCCTTGTGAAATTAGGGGGTGCTAAGTGAGTTTAGACGCAACCGTCTGGGCTTGGAAAAAACAATTCACTCAAGTGAAAGGTGGACCATCCCCAGCATTAAAGAAATTGGTTTTGTTATCTATGGCTGATCGTGCAGATGAACAGCATTGCTGTTATCCAAGTACAGGTCGGTTAGCTGAAGATTGCCAAATCAACAAAAAGACGCTTTTCAAGATTTTAGAAGAGCTCATTTCTGACGGCGTAATTTTTGATACAGGTGAAAGAAAGGGCAGAACTAAGCAGGTAATTGTCTACCGATTAATTGGTGTACAAGGTCGTGAGCAAACAGTACCAACATTGGAACTCTTAGAAGACGAAAGCATTGATACGCAAGGCTTAAATTCTGAAACAGTACCAACATTGGAACAGTACCAACATTTCCCTGAAACAGTACCAACATTTCCAGTAAACAGTACCAATATTGGTACACGGAATCTATCAAAGAATCTATCAATAGAATCTAAAAATAAAAAACACTGGCTTTGTTCAAAAAAATTGAGTGAAGAAATTGCTCAAGCAAATCCTGAGATCAATCCAAATGAGATCATCTCAGCAAGTTGGTTCAATCGTGAATTTAGAGCATTCGAGATTTTTAATGCCGAAAAGTCTATGTGTGATGAACTCATGATTTACCACTTTGCTAATTGGTTGCTTGAGGCAAAAGCTAAATTAGATCGTATGAATCGCACTACTCAACTAAGCAAGAAGCAGGAATCAAAATCTGATAACAGCCTTACTGAAAAACAGATCAAGTTTTTAGCGGGGAAATTATCTCGTTTACCTGACTTCGGGAAATACGCCGTGGGTAACGAATCACATGAGCAACTTGCGGTGCGTTTAGAAACCATGCTGAAAGATCTAAAGAATCTTGAAAAGTGGTCTGAATATTTAGTGGAACTTGGTTTTAAACAAACCAAAGGGGCGGCAGCATGATCAAAAAAGGCGATAAGGTGGAAGTGGATTTCACAAACAACCCTGAAACGATTCACTCTAGTATCCGCTTCTCTGGTTACGGCGTAGTAGATCGATTTGAAGATGGTCGAGTGTTTGGACGTCTGGATGATGGTCAGACGTTTATGTGTTTTGAGGGTGATGTGGCTTTGATTGAGTGTGATGGAGAAGAAGCACTGAGAGAGAATTTTGAGAAATTAATAGCTTCATCTCCAAGCTATTTAAAACTGGTATTCCAACACGGCGAACGCCTTTTTATTTTTGAAGATGGTCAATACAAAATTGCCGCCGTTCAACTCGCATGGGAGTTAGAACAGCACCGTCAAAGTGAAATTAATGATCTAAAGCAAGATTATTCAAAAGCAAAGCTATCAGATATACAGCATACAACATTGGCGTTCGATGTAATTAATGAGCGTGATGATCTGCAAAAGCGGGTGGATGAGCTTGAGCTAGCAGTCAAAGGTGCTGTTACTTATGTGGATTTACAAATAGAGGCAACAGAACAGGGGCGAGAGGCTGCTATCGGAACGCAAGCTAAAAATTGGTGGTCTTCAAAATTGTTAATGCTGAGACCAGTTCGCAGAGTGTTAGAGCAAACGCTCAAGGGTGGTTCTGATGAAGCTAACTAAATCACAAAGAGCAGAAGTCAAAAGTGATTATCCACATTGGGAGATCGCAGCATGAATGATTTTAAACAAGGTGATTATGTTGTTGTTATTAATGATAGCAGTGATTCAGCAATCTTTGATGATTTTGTCTACGTGGTAACGGAGGAAAAAGAAAACGTTGTTTTTGTGAAAATGCTTGGTGCTGAAATTTTTTATGAGATGCCGAAATATAGCATTCAACACGCCACACCCGAAGAAATCGCAGCGGGTCGCCGCATTGATAAGGATATGTCTCAATCATGACATCAATGAGCGTCGAACAGTACAGCCGTGAAATTTTGAAGCAAAGCGATAAGCCTAAAGCAACTAAACGCAACAAGTTCAATGCCCAGAAAGTTGAATTAGACGGCATGACCTTTGACAGCAAGAAAGAACATAAGCGGTACATCGAGCTTAAAGCTATGCAACAGCGCGGGGAGATATTTGGTTTAGAGCATCACACTAAATTTGAATTAGCACCAAAGACAAAGTTAGAGGGAGAGAAAGGAGCAAAGCCAATGAACGCGATCAATAAGCCGAATATTGAATCAAGCAACGATCAAGCAATAAGTAATTGTAGTCTCTCAAATTTATGCCAAAACGATACACAAAACAGTTTGCCTATCAAGCAAGAGAATCAAGACATGGGCGACGACTCGCACATTGAGAATCATATTAGTCCGCTTTGCAAAGTGGAGGTGAAGTGATGAGAAGTGAATTTGATACGTTAGAACAATATCAAGAATCAATGAAAGAATTTAATGAAAATACGCGCATGGGATTTGAAGAATTTATTCAATCTCACGGCTCAGATAGAAACAAGCTACAACTCAGATGCACCCCTTACACAAGCAAAAAAGGAGGATACGGTTCGTTTGATTTAGATTTTGGTTTGTGTGTTTACCAACACCAACAATCCAAAATTGATGAGCTGCAAAAGAGGGTGGATGCGGTCAAGCAATTGATTCAGGAATATAGAGACCCTCCAACAGAAGATAAGACATTTTGTCATGCACTTTCAATTGTCGCTTACGAGTTAGAGCAAGCGCTTAAGGGTGGTTTAGATGAGTGACTACATGAACATGACACTTGAGCAGCTTCAGCAAGAACACGCTGAGTTGCTTCTATTTAATGATGAGTTGGATCGTAATTGCAAGGCTCACAAGGCAAAGGCTAATAAATATCAAACGAAATGCTGGCACATACAAACTCTTTTGATGAATCCAGTTGATAAAGACATGACATTGAAAGCAATCAAGACTGTGATTGAAAGGGTTGGTGAATTTTAATGACATCAATGAGCATCGATCAGTACCGCCGTGAAATCTTAAAACAGTCTGAAAAACCAAAGGCTAAAACACGCAACAAGTTTAATGCTCAGAAAGTTGAAATGGATGGGATGACTTTCGATAGCAAGAAAGAACACAAGCGGTATATCGAGCTTAAAGCGATGCAGCAGAGGGGTGAGATATTCGGTTTAGAGCATCACACTAAATTTGAGCTTGCACCAAAAACCAAACTAGAGAGAGAGAAAAGGGCAAAGCCAGCATTACGTTATTTTGCTGATTTCACGTACTACATCTTAAGCGGCGAATACATTGTCGAAGATGTGAAGTCAGTAGCGACAAGAAAGTTAGCGAGCTATCGCACCAAGAAACATCTCATGAGCACAGTTCATGGGATCAGCATCACAGAAGTATAGGAAGATAGAAATGTTAATTGAAAAGTTTGATTTTTTAGAATTGTTGCGACTCGCTATAGCTCAAAGTAACGGTAAAGGAAAAATAACGAAAGATGTTGTGCTGGGTGAAATAGCTCTGATGTCTCCAGGTGCGAAACTGTGGGCAGAATTACTGCTTGAACGTGTTGATTTTGAGCGTGTTGCAATCATCACACCTGCTGAAGAACAAACAGAATTATTTTTAAGTAAATACGATTTCAATTATCAAGTTGAACGCCGTATTGAAGATAAGCCAGGGAAAGTTGAGTTTAAAACTGGTGAAATTAAATCAGCACTATTTTTTAAAGTGCGTAACAAGATGGCAAAAACCATACATCAAGAAATGATTAAGAAAAATTTCAAACCTAATAACCCTCAAGGCTCACTAGACAACTTAGCTCAATCAATGGCTGAGGTTGTATTGAGAGGACATCTCTTTGTTAAAGCTATGTGCCCACACTGCCAGGGCGTAGGTAAAGTGGAGATCTATGAGGGTCATGCAAATCCAATTGGCACTAAATTCTGTGACAAGTGTGATGGATCTGGAAAGCGACCATACACTTTGAATGAGAAGATAGGTATTGCAAAGCTAGTATTAACTAAGACAGCGTATATCAAAAGCTATCAGAAGTATGAGCAACTTGGTGAATCTATCGTTGCTGAATGGGAAAATCAGATCCGTAATAAGTTATCTAAATCTTTTAATTTTGAATTGAATGAAACCAAGAATGTTACTTATGCTTGACAGGTAGGTATACACTTCAGTATAAGTATTTCTAAAATGGGCGTTTTATGAATTGGTCGCCCTGAAAGAATTTGAAAGCTCGCATTTGCGGGCTTTTTTATTAATAAACCTAAATATCACTTCCCTATAGGCATTACTGCGATTTCTGGTATATTTATTAATCAAATTAAATTTATTAGGAATTATAATGAATTACGAAAAGTTAGAAAATCTATATGATTCTTTTTTAGCACACGAAAAATTTAGTGATATTGAAAAAAATGCTGAACAAGTTTTACAGAACCTTGAATTAGATGATGAAAACAGAAAGGCTGGAAACTGGGAATATAATCGTTATTTTTGGGGAAATTATCTTCCGCGACCAATTAGTGGAATTTTGCATACACACAAGCGATATTCTATTGAGATGTTTGGCAAAAGAGTGGATTTAGATTCTTGTGATGCTCCAAATTTCCGCGATAAGGAAAATTATCTCAAATGGCTTGAGAATAAAATAAAGGAGAACAGTTTGTGAGCAATTTAAAGCTACTAAACCTTGATCGACACATACAAAGCTCACTTGATGCAATAGATCTTTTATACTTGCATCGTCATTTTCAAGAAGCAAAATATTGTGCATTTATATTGATTGATCAAATGGCTTGGTTGGTTAGTGAACATGAAAATGAAGTCAATAAATACTTTAAACTCTGGTTGGGGAGGTATTTTGTTCAGTATTATCCTGAAATTAGTGTAGATGAAATTTGGGCCTCTCGTAACGCACATTTACATCGTGCTTCCTCTATTTCGAAATCCATGGAAAATAGTAATAATACCGATAAGCAGTTGTGGTTTATTGATGATATGGAAACACAAGAACAAATTGATCATCTTGATTATGACCCAAAAGAAATGATATTCCATATTGTAAATACTAAAAGATTTATAGATTTTTCCTTAAAAAAAGCAATTAAACTATTTAAAGAGGATATTGAAAATGGAAAATATATACATACTGATACATTCAATTTTAGGTTAGGAAGGATTTTGCAACCAATATCTATTGATCAGTTCTAATAATGCCATAAAAGGAAAATTGCCCAATGGATTGCGGTAAAGCCCTGCTGTAAGAGATATTAGTAGGGTTTAGTTTTTTAAATATTCAAGAATTATTCCTGCTTTTCTCCACTATAAAATGCATTATTAAGTTTACTAATCTGATATATTTCAAAGAACAATAACTAGGAATTGATTGATGCAAGATTTACCAAAAACAATGTATAAGGGTTCAAAAGAGAGTTTCTCAACAATTGAGGTAAGAAATCATTTGATGGAAACTTGGGCTAAAAATGAAGGGTATGTAGATTTATATGAACTAAAATCTTACAAAGAAATTGCGCAGTTTTTTAGTGGCCAACAAGTTGTATTTGAAAATAAGAATTTATCACCGCAAATATGGACAGTAATTTATTCATTACCTGATGAGCTGTATAGACTTCGAAGTAATGGCTTAGAGTTCAATGGTGAAACACTTGCGAAAGAGTCTGAAATCAGAGAAGCAACAGAGCTAGAGTTGAAAGACAAAAAGCGTCGTTAAATAGAATTTTAATAACCACCCACTGGTGGTTTTTTAATGGGTGAAATTTATGGAAGCTGATCAATATTTACAACTCACAAGAAAGCGACAGCTCAAATCAAAGCCACGCAATAAACCACTGCCGAAAGCAAATGAAAAATACCTAGAAGCTTTCGAGGATATAGAGCGCGCTTTACAGATTTTAGATATTAAGTACGAGAAACTATTCCAGTTTGAATCAACTAAACATTGGCGTTTTGACTTTTATTTAATTGAATATCGAATCTTGGTTGAGATTGCTGGTGGATCTTGGTCGGCAGGTAGAAAAAGAATGCGAATTGCTCATGATGCAGATCGTGAAGACACGGCATACAAGTTGGGATTTACAATCGTTCGTTTGGAATCAGCAGCTAGGTTTAAAATTAATGAAGCTGGTCCATTGCAGATACAAGCTGGCTTTGCACATCAATGGCTTAAGAATTTAAAGAGGCATACATTTAATGAGCCAAATAAGACCATTTCCCCCGACTGAATTAATTGATCAAGCTGACGAAGAAGAAGCTTTACGCTTGGCACCTGCACCTGATTTAAAAGAATGGGTGATAGCTAATTACTTAACCGTAGATGCTGAACTCTACAATCCTGACCATGATCATATAGCTGAGCTACTTCACGACAATGAAGAATTTTTAGCGTTTGCATGGGCATCACAAGCCTGTACCGTTAAAAAGCAAATGGTTCTTGGCCAATGTGAAAAGGTGATGTTTAACGTTGGTGGATGGCGCAAAGCACGACAAGAACAACAGATGCGGGATTGGTTTGGATTTGTACCATTATATTTAATCACCATTGATGCAAGCTTTTGCGAACAAACGTCTGACCGTGAATTTTGCGCTTTGATTGAGCATGAGCTTTACCATATTGGCGTAGAGCGCGATGCAGATGGTGAGATCGTCTATAGCGATAATACTGGGCTGCCTAAGCATTTCTTAGCTGGTCACGATGTAGAGGAATTTATAGGTGTAGTCAAACGTCACGGCGCAAGTGAAAACGTCAAGCGACTTGTTGAGGTGGCGAAGCAAGCGCCGTTTGTGTCAGACATGAGCATCACTCGATGTTGTG